CTAACAATTTAGCGATGTTGTTCGCTTTGTCTTGACCGATTTGCTCCTCGAAAGGTACTGAAGTTGGAGAACCTGCAGCCATTTGGGTTTGCATCCACTTTGCTTCCAAAGTCTTAGGACACAATTCTTCTTCAACTTTGATTTTACCAACAGTGATTACACGCTGAGTGAAAGTAGTGTTACCTGAACTGGTAAACCCACAACCGTCTGTCTGAAAGTAAACGTCAGAAGTAAGGATGTTCAAAGCCTCTGCAGACTTCACACCTACTTGAACTTGACCAGCAGCTTGTAAAATAGCTGCAGTTTTTGAACCAAACAAAGACTTAAGTACTAACTCTGTAGACTGCTCGTTGGTGTAATTTGCTAAGGCTGATACGTTAAATGCCATTTTTTTATTTATTTTTTAGGGTTTGTGCAATTTTCATGATGTTTGCGAACTGCTCCTCTTTCTTAGAAAGTTTTGCAGGTGCTTTTTGTGGTTCTTCAGATGGTAAATCTGCTACTTTTTCAACTAAGTCAACGGTCTTAGAAAAGATGTCTTTCATTGAGTTGAATTTAGCCTCTTGCTCTACGTTCTTCTTTTCGATAGCCTCAAGACGTGCTACAACTTCATTGAACTTGTCTAACAAAGAGTTGAAAGACTCAACGGTTGCAAACTCAGTTGCTGCAACTTCAACTTCAACTTCTTCTTCAATTTCTACGATTTCAGTTACGATACCGCCTTCAGTAGTTACAAGCATACCGCCTTCAACTTCGTGAGTAGCGTCAGGAGCAGGAATAAGACCTTCGCCAGTTTGAACAAAGATAGCAGTACCTACTGCAAGTTCGCCCTCCCATTCAATGATCGTGCCATCTACTAATGTGGCAGTTTCCATCTTCACCTCTTGTTTCTCTTCTGAGAAACCTAACAAGGTTCTGATTTCTTTGATTACTTCTTTTGAATTCATTTTATATATAATTAGTGGTTTGTTTTTTTTGGCTCAATTTTTCCCATCCCATTGCTCCAAGACTCTCTTTAGTTTCTTCATCATGGCATTGGCAATCTTGTCTTCTACGGTCTCTTCAAAGTCGAAAAAGCCCTCAACAGAGAAACCTTTGAACTCACCCTCTTTTACTCTCTGCCATATAGACTCATCATTTACGATGTAAGACAAAAACCAACTTCCGTCTGCTACTTCTTCGTAACCTTTTGGAGGCATAATGCCACGCTCTCTGTCAACAATGAATGACTCAAATAAAGAAAGTCCATTTACTGCTTTATCGTGATGAATATTTACTGCATCGTATTTGTCCCCTCTTGCCCATTTCTTAGCAATTTCAAAAATGGTTTCTTTATCAAAAACTACGTAGTATTCACCCCTTACATCATCGTAACGATAAATCGGTAAATCAGCAATCATTGCAGCACCTGAGATAATACGCTTCTCTTCGTTCTGAATCTCAAATGTTGCTTTACGTGCCTTGCTTAATTCTAACTCTTCTAACTTGCGTTCAGTCCAACGAAGCATCTCTTCTCCACCCCATAATAAATAGCTGATAGTTCCACAGGCTTTTGTGTCTGATGGGTTGTAATATTCTTTAGCCCTTGACAAATAAGAGTAAGTGCGTTTTATCGTTTGCAATGAAAGGTTCTCACGAGCTACTAATTGTCTTGCTCTGTTCTTACCTACTAAAGTAGCACAGTCATTGCCGATAGCCTCGTTCAGGTTAATTCCTCTCTGTGCGTTTTGTGATGCTGCTTTTGGGTAGTCATTGAAGAACTCATGTTTATCGAACTTGCCACCTTCCCAATATGAATAGCAGATTGCAACTGCCTGTTCATTTTCGTAACCTTCGTTGATGACTTTCTCTACACAACGAGATATAAACTCACCTTCATTCTCTCCTGGTCTTGGATCAACAAAGTCTTGCTCACTAAAATATTGAAACTCTTTTTCTATTGCAGGGTTGGTCACAAGTGACACAAATTCAACACCTGTTTCATCCTCAGGATTGATTACTAATTTGTAAATTGGCAAATCCATTCTATTATAATTATTGATTGTTGTTTTTTGGCTTTGTTTTACCCACCTAACACGCTCACATTCTGATTAGTCGCTGCTCTTCGTTGTGTTCTTGTGATGTCACCTTCTAACACAAATACTCTGCGTTCTTGTGTCAAAATGTCTTGACCTTGTGGAAGTCTTGTAGTTGGTGCGTTGAATGTCTGAGCAGTTGAAACAGAACCAACTGACGGTGATGGTGTTGAATTAGGATTAAATTGTTGTCTTGAAATTGTCGCTATTTTAGCAATACCAAACGCTGCTGCAGTTGCTGCCTGTACAAAAGGGTAAGCAGGAAATACCGTTGTGATTGGAGAAGCCGATGCACTTTTAAAAGCCTCTAAAGTAGCCTCAACTGTTGCAATAGTTGCAGTAGTTAAAGATAATGCTTTTCTGACTTGAAATGCTTTACGTTGACTTGCTTCTGATTCGTTAGCAAAAGCGGTTGTAAGTTCTGAAATTGCAGCAAAAGTGTTTACAAAAGTATTTACGAAGTCGACACCAAAAGCACTAACGCCTAATTTAAGCCTTTCGATGTTGCTTAACTGATTATCTGTTGTTTGCTCAATAACTACGTTTGTTGCCGCTATGTTTGCAGCTGCTTGTGCTTGTAATGCTCCTGTAGTGTCTTGTAATTGTTTGCCTTGAAAAGTTCTTAATTCTTGTGCTGATTTTTCTCTTTGTTGTCTACTCCAATTATCAAACTCTATTTTTGCTTTTTGCTCGTCTGTAAGACCTTGTTTTGCAACTTGTGTAGTTGTCTTTACTTCTTGTTTTTTAAGTTCTTCTAAACGCTTAGATAGTTTTAATTGTTCGTTTAGTAATTGCTCGTTTTCAAGTGCTTGGGCTTTTATTTTTTCGTTACGTCTATCGATTTCAGATTGTCTGACTTGATTACCCAGAGCCTCAACTCCTCTGTAGTATTCTTCATTGAATTCTTTTTGACGCTTTAATTCATCTTGACCTGCTTTTAATCTTGCTTGTGTTGTTCTTAGGGTTTCTTCAACTACTGCTTTTTCACCTTCTAATAAAAGTTTACGCTCATTCCTTAAAGCGAGTAATTGATCGTTGTAGTTTTTCTGTGCTGCTGCTGCCTGTTCTGATGCTTCTTTTAATCTAAGGAAATTAGCAACCAAAGCTCCAACCGCAATAACTGCTGCACCAATACCACTTGATATAAGAGCGTTTCTCATTCCTGTAAAGGCAGGAATTAAGAAGTTCTTTATGTTAGTAGCAATTCCAATAATAGAACCTTTGAATTCGTTAAGGTCTTTTAAGCCTTGTGCTAACACCATAGCACCTTGAACCTTTACAAGTAACTTTTCAAGTTCTTTACTTTCTGTTCCTACAAGAGCCATAGCACCTGCAGCAATTTCAAAACCTGCAGCAAGTCCTTGAACTGCACCAAATAGTTTTTGAGTGTTGCCTCTGTTAGCGTCTACTGCCTGGTCTAATTGCTCAAGTTGTTGCTTATACTGCCCTGCAGTCTTTATCGCCTCTTGAGTCCGTTTGTCGTTTATTCCGAATTGAAGAGCTAAAGCCTCTGCTTCTCGTTGGGTTTTTGCAACTGCATCTCCCAAATCTTCGTAAACTGTTGCTGCCTGTTGTACGGTTTGTATGCCGTTAACATCTACGTCTATTTTTACTGCGGTTTCTATTGCCATTTTTTTAGTCTGTTATTACCCAATATTGAGTGCCGTCTGATACTACTTGATGAAAGCTATTTTTTGCGTTTTGTGTGTGTGTGGTTGTGTCATCTATTAATATAGAGCCATCTCCTGCGTTTATCGTTACAGAGTGACTACTTTGAGTCTTTTTGATGGTGTACATTTTTCCGCTATTTGCTGCAGTTGGTGTTGGAAGAGTTACCGTTATATTTCCAGAAGAAGTGTTGCACAGTATTAGCCAATCTTCTGAAGTCGCTAAATACGGACTCATTGAGTGTACAATGGTCACAACTTTACCGCCTGACATCCAACTTCCTAAGCATGGATAGTTTTCAATGTAGAGTCTCTCTGTGTAAGGCACGTTGTAGTTATCGCATCTTAATGCAGTCACGTTTTCGTAGTTGTCGGGAATTACAACACGCTCTGAACTTGTAACCACATTGTGACTACCGCCTATTGCGTTAAGGTTACCTACTACTACGTTTTCACCGCCACGACCTGTGTTATTTCCGACGTATACTCCGCGAGTTGAAGAGCCTGTACTATTGGTTTTATTGCCAAATGGAATGAGTTCTGCTCCGCCCCCAGAGTTAATAGCATCTGAAAAGCCTAATTGCTTTTTTGTGCGTGAAAATGGAGGATAGTATTTAGCAAGTAAAAACTCGCATTCGTAAACATCGTCAATCAAAGGGTTGTAATCAGTAACCGTTTGAAGTCTCCAATATTGCCCTTCAAAAAAATAAAGGTTTGACATCTTCATTGTCTGCCAATCTTTAGGAGTTATTCTGAAATACCCTTTAAATATCTTTGAATCCCTATCTGCTATTTCTGTGAGTGTTTTGTAGTAGTATAAATTGACAAGATTCTGATTCGTGTATTCAATGCCTAACTTCGTGTCGACATAAATAGGCATTCCGAAGTTCAGATCAAAATTCATGTCTGCCGTATCGTCAATGTGCAGCGTCATTGGATACTTATTGATGATGTCTCCTGGTGTTTTACCGCCTGTGTTGTAGAGATAGTAAAAAGGTACAGTTACAGCACCATAGAAATAAAGCACTCTTAATTCACCTATTTGACCGTCAGGTGTTGTACACATCGAATAGAATCTACGAGTACCAAAATCCTCAGTCATCATAGTGGGGACGAATGTCACCTCTATCTTTTTCTCTTGCTTTACAAAGTCGTTGTCGATTCTATAGGTACGTTCACCGTAGATTTGTTCTGTCTGCGTCTTGTAAATACTATTCTCTTCGTCTTTGCCTTCTTTGTAAGTGAACTTGTAAGGGTTGCCTTGTAAGTCTCCGTAAGGTACAATCTCATAAGGTTGCGAATAATCTAACTTTTGGGAATAGTCAACAGTACCAGCATAGAAATCATCACGAGGAACAATTCTTAAAGTCTTTGAATCAAGTGTTGTCTCAATATAAAGATTAAACATCTTGATGAAATTTGTCAAGAGTTCTGTTTGTGTGAAATCACCTACGAAGAAACTTTCAAATGGAACTATATTATTATAAAAAAAGTTAGTTGATGTGCTTAAATTATACCAATAAGTGCCATTGTTTACGCTTAAAGATGGCTGAAATATCAAACCTCCTGTTGACGGATCTTCTACGTAGCATCCTGTAAACTTTATTTCTACTTGTTTTCCATCAATTACATTTGCCGCACCCACTCCTGTGTCATCAAATACAACCTGATTAGATAAAACTTTTGATAAAATCTGAATTTGAGAAGTATATACTCCATCTACAACAACTGCAAAGTTTGCCCAAGCTGCTGAATCGTCTGCAATAGTTATATTAAATGAAGCGTCTAAATACAAATAAAATTCATAACGTGCTGATGCAGGAGCGGTGTATTTGTAAGTTGATGGATTGTAATTATTACCGTTGTCAAAATTGCCTCCTGTTGAATCGTTAGAAGCTGGTAATGTATCTCCTAAAACATTTTGTCCTGTGGTGTCTAAAGTAGTAGCACCTGTAACTTGCGCACGAAACATTCTATCCTCTACATCTGCATCGTTTACATTAAATCCATAGTTAGTGTAAGGTATAATTAGATTCTTAAAACGTGTGCTATTAAAAAAGGAATCTCCTGTATATCTATAGCCTTGATTTTCAAATATCTTGTCTACTACGGTCTTTGCATACAGACAAGGAGTATGGTCAGCAACAGACCACTCATTAGAATTGTAGCCTTTAGTTTCCCTTTTTGGAAACATTTGAGAATAAACATAGCCTCTGCCTTTTTCAAATGTCACTCCTGTTCCGTCAACTATAATCTCTGTGTCCCAAGAATTTATGACATTGGTTCTATTTAAAACGTGGTTGTATTCGCTGAAGTCAAGATCAGATAGTTTAAGGTCTTTGATGTTGGTAAATAGGTCAGCAGTCTCACCGTGAACCGTACACACATACTCAATGTCATTCGTGCCTTTTACAGTTACCTCTGTTAATCTCAGAAATCCTCTGAGTTGCTCCATGCCATTTGCAATGATTGTGCATTGAGCCTTTTTGTTTACCTTAAAGTCGGAAATCTGCTGAATGTTGCCGCCTATGGTTGACTTGCCTACCTCAAAGAAAGCATTAAAGAACTTATTGTTTACTTTAGTACCAGGTAAGGTAAAACTTTTTGACCAATCACTTGTTCTCTTTTCAGGCTCTCTTATGTCAGCTATTTGGCGAGTGATTAATATCTGTAAGTCACCGCCTACCTCTAACTGAAGCCCTTCCGCTATTATTTCTATCATCTTCTTTGTGATTTGTCCATTGCACTTACTTCAACTTCTAAGGTCAAGTTAAACACCTTGTCGTTGACGTGGTATTTACGCTCATATTCACTCGTTCTTATATTGACCGCTTTAAGTGTGTCGTCATACATCCAAACGTAAGGACTGCCGATTAACTCTTTTAACCAGTCTGCCTCAGCCTCTGTGATAAAGTTAGAGTTCAAAGTAAATCGAGTAATTTCGTCAGTATAGTAATCAGTTTTCCAATGGCTTTCCGAGTCGTAAGTGTAAGTGATTGCCGTGTTGTCTAAGGTGTATGGATTTCGATTGTAAGACTTCCTATTGTAGTTTACACTCTGTCGTCTCAGCATATTAAATCGGAATGATTCAACACCCCCTAAACGATTTAAAAAGTATAAATCTACCGTTGAGTACTTACTACATCGGTCATCGATAGTAATTGTGTACGGACTGCCTACGGTAGTTCCTGCTGAATTCTTAGGAGTGATAGTGTAGGACTTTGTTCCAACAGGTATGCCACCTGGTATGTTTGCCCCAATCGGAAAACGAGTAATGTCCTGAGCCGTTCCAGTGATAGTCGTAGAACCACTTGGACTAAAAACAACATCCAAACTATTAAGTACACCAGCGTGAAGAGCGTAGAGCCAATCTTTTTGATCAATATGTATTCTTTTATTTAAGTTATGCGTTAAGAAGTTTGCTGTTGATCCTGTTGCCATTCTGTAGTCAGACTCAGCGTAGTTCATTAACTCTTCAGGACTTAATGCAGCGTTCCAAACTTTTCTAACAGATTCGTTAGTTACTCCTGTAGATAACACTATCGGAGATGTTGCCCCTGTGCTATACTCGTAGCCAAACTTTGAAGTATAAGCAAAAACTGAATTATTGCAGCCACTTGCTGCACTATCGTTGTAGTCCCAATCGTAGCTAACATAGTTTTCAAGGACACGACCAATGTTAAAAACGCCCTTGTTATTACTATTGTAGTAAATAGGTGCTTTGAGCATTGTGATAGAAAACGGTGTGCCTCCACCGTAGTCCTGAATCACGCAGTTGAATCTAAAGTTAAATTGAGAATATGTGCCTGAGGCAGATTCTGACACGACATAAATGTTGTCGTTGTATGCAGGAAGAAAACTTGTGCCTGATGTTGGTTGGTGCTTGAAACTTAAAGCCATCTATACTTAAATAATTTTTACGGCAAAGTGTCCCAAATCAATCGTTGCCCCGTGAGGACTCGAACCTCAACGCCCTCAGTCAAAGTGAGGTGAACTGCCATTATTCTACAGGGCAATGTTGCCCGTCTTTCCGAGCCGTCACCACTTCCTTTTGCATGTCTTGTGTAGTGATAACCAATCACCCGTAGTCAGGACAGGATTCGAACCTGTAATTATGTTTCAAAGTCCGAGTCCAAAACATAAATATTGTGTTGAGGTATTGATCTTCATCGGTCATTTTACCAACCCTCTCTACCACACTTGCGTCTACCATTTCGCCACCTGACTATATTACAAATATAATTATAATAACTCATTTAAACAAGCACATACATAAGACTCAAAACCCTGTTGTGCTGCCTTTTCTAATCTTTTCTGTTGTTGTCGTTTTACCGTTATATGGAACGAAAGAGTATTCAAAAACTCCTTTAATGACAAGTTAAGAATGATATCCCATTCATTACGTTTGCCACCTGCTAATCGGTCAATGAGTCCAAGCCATCCGAAAGCATCTCCTTCATCTTCGCTTCCTTCTCCTTCAAATAGATTAGGGTAGCCTCTAATAACTTCGGATAAAGTTGAGAAAAAAAAACCGCGTAATTGTAGAAATTCACCAATGGCAAATCTGCAAAGTCTTTTACCTTTTGCTCATAGTCATCTTCTTTCTTGCGTCCAAAGATATTCACGCTATAAGACAAACAAGCTATTATCTCAGGCAGCACTTCAATAGTGTCTTTCTTCATTAACTCCTGCAATTCGATGAAATGGTGAGCCTTCATTTCCTTAGCAGCTTTAACGAGTCTATATCGTTTGCCTTTGTGCTTAAAGGTAAACTTTAATTTGCTCTTTGGTATCTCCTGAAGAAACGTAAGGTCTATTGACTTTAATTTGTCAAGTGTCCATTGCTCTACTTCTTCGTAGGGCGTTTCTGTGAGAATAGATACAACCCATGCAGTACGTTCAATAGCGTTGCAGTTCTTGTCTATCTCGTTGATCTCTTGTAGTTTTTTGATTGTTATATTGTTCCAGTTAAGCATAAAAAAATAATCCTTTCTTGTTGTGTTGTTTGCAGTCCCACGCCAACGCCAACGACATTACGCAGTCATCGTGTAGTCCTTGTGGTGCGGTATATTTTACTCCTGTTCGGGAATATTCAAATTCAAAGTTACGCATTTCGTCCGCAATGTTCCCGTCAGGGAATGCGATTTGCCTCTGTTGTACTGCCATAACTAAGCCTTCGATTAGTTGTTGTTTGCTCTGAGATGTAAATTTAAAGCCTACTACTCTTGGGTGCTTACGTTGTAGCTGCTCAACGATTGGATCACCAACACCAGTAGAGTCTAAGTAGGTCGGAGTGTTTCCGATTAAGTTAGAAATCTTTGTCATTGTCTGACTCCAATCCATTTGAAAGCGTTCAAAGTGACATACATTGCCTTGTTCATTTAGTCCTATAATGACCGTCCAATCCGTATATTTTGCCAAGTCAATGCCGTATGCCGTAACTATACCCGATTGGGTAGGAATTATACAGTTTTCTATATTATCGTACCCGAAAGGGTTGCTATTATCGTCAGCAGGTTCAGCAAGGTATAGTTCTTTGAAAACGTAGTCAGGTAGGTCACGCTTTGCCTGTTCTATTTCTTCTACATCTAAGATGCCTTCTTTTGCTGCATCGTAAGCGGTTATTTTAAAGTACTCTAAGTTTGGTTCACCTCCTTTGGCTTTCTCTCCCAATTTGTAAAACCAATTCTTTTTCCCTTTGACGTTACCGATTAGTTTGCATTTGCCTTTGGTTGCCGTCAACGTAGAACGTAAAGCAAACCAACTTTCTTCTCTTGCTCTTGATGCTTCGTCAAATACTGCTGCGAAAACGTCGTCACCATATAAGTTGTCAGGTTTCTCTGCAGATTTAAACTCTATCCTTGAGCCTATCGGAGTAGTCAAGACAAGTTTAGATTCATTGCTCTGGAAGAAGTCACGAGAGTTGACCTGTGCTTTCATTCGTCTAAATGCAATCTCTGCTTGTTGGTATACAGGAGCAACCCACCACACCGCTTGGTTTTCTTTTAATGCTAAACTCTGTTCAAACAACCAAATAATATGAGATGCAGTTTTACCTGTCTTAGTAGATGCTGCAGTAATTGTGTAACGTGCAGGACTATCTAAGATGGCTTTCTGATAACTCGTTAAAAATGGTCGCTTGTAGTTTATTTGCATATCATGTTGTTGGGTTCACCGAGATTATACCATTTCGTTGGCGTCACCGTTATGGTCCACATACTTTCTGTAACAAATCTATTCTCTTTTTGTTAATCTCTTTAATGTTGTGATGCTCGTTGCAGTAGTTGTAGTTAATCAAACCTACATCTTTACTTTTACCGCTTTCAATAAGTTGAGTTAACGGTGTAGTCCAATCGTTATTCTGCACAAAGAAAACTCCTAAGTTGCTTTTGTGGTTGGTGTATGGTTCTACATTGCTCGTTAAAATAGGACGCTTGTACGCAGCAGCCTCAACAATCTTCAACTCTGACTTATATCGGTTAAATGTCTGAGCCGTCAAAGGTGCTAAACAAATATCAATCTCAGAATAAATCTCAGCGTATTTATCAGGTGTTGTCCCTACTCTTGTTTCAAACCATGTCGGTCTGTTCTTTTGACTCTCTCCTGTTATAGCTTTCTCCATCTCTGCCCACATTCTACTATTTTCGTGGTGTCCACCCATTATAAATCTATAGCCGTACTTCTCACAAATTGGTATAATTTGACCACTTAGCAACTTAATGTCTTCAACGTGACTTATTCCACCAACCCAACCGATAGTCGGTGTATGGTCTTTATTTATGTTCCATTGACTCTGTGTGAAGTCTACTGCGTTTTCAGCTATCGTAATGTTGTCGCCTTTGTAAAACTCCTTTATTTTTTCAGCAAGTTGTGGAGTCGTAACTTGTACGCCATCGGCATAGGTCAAAGCGTTCTTAACTCCATCTTTAATGTACGCTCTGTAAAACTTGTACGCTGGATTGTACTTTGGAAGTACCCAATAGTCATCAAGGTCAACAATGTAAGGCACTTTGTATTTTGCAAGTAATGGGAGTATGTTGTACTGATAGCGTCCTAACCAACGATTGAATATAACGCAGTCATACTGCTGATAGTCGAGGTTTAGCCAATCTTCGTGGTTCAGACTTACATCTACAGTAATGTCGTGATCTTGTTGTAAACGAAGATAGGGCGTATACAATCTGTGGAAAGATACGCCATTCGCTCCGTCAAGTAGACAAATTACTCTCATTAAAAGGGTGCTTTTGGCTTTGGCACGGCAACAGAGTGAGTTGCTTTGCTCTTCTCATTCTGTTGTTTTAGTTTTTGTACACGCACTCTAACATCACCGTATTTGTTTACTTCTAACTTTCCGCTTTTAATCGCTTCGTTTAGTTTCTCGATGTTAATGCTGACGTTTAAGCCGTAGTCATCTGACCAGGCACTACCTAAGTAAGTTGTTTCCATTTCGTTTAAAATATTCGTTTATAATTGTATCAAGTGCTATTCCTATCTGCGTTGGGTTAGGCATTTCTATTTCTTCGCCTCGTCTCCAATCGTTGTAGTAGATCAGAAGAATGATTGCTTCTTTTTCGGTCATACCTTTTTTTTATTAACCTGGTCAAAGAAATCTAATTCATCATTAAGACGTTTTAAAAAGTTTTCTTCACCATCATCTCCTGACAATAACCAATCTATTCGATGGGCGTATATCTGTGCTTCTCGTAAAATGTTAACGGCTTCTTTAAATCTCTTTATTACTACTCTTGGGTATTTGTGATGATTTTTGTCTTCAGGGTTTCTCTCAAGCCATTCTTCATCTATCCATGATTGCTCTCTAAGTTCTTCTTTAGTTTTTGGTTTACCGTTCTTTTCAATAAGTTGTTCTATTTTGTCGGCAATATATCCAATCTTATATTGGTCGTAATCAAATTGTCCTCCGCTCATAATTAGTCCAAGTTTAAAGTTACATTTATTACTTTTGCTTCTACAGTTGCCTCTACTGATTCTTTTGGTTTTCCGTACACTCGTGATAGAAGCGTGTCCATTGAATAGAGAGAGCCTTTCTCGTAGCTCTTTATTATAGCCTTTGCAACGGTCTTTTCAAGCATGGTTGCTTCATCGTTTTTAAGGACATCTTTTATTTGCTTTTCATCCATTGACATAATTACCTGAATTGAATCGTTCACCTGAGAAAGTGAATAGCCGTTCTCTTTCATCAGTGTAGTAAACTTTTTAGGTCTGCCGTTAGGGTTGTGAACCTCTCCTTTTTTAAATGGTTTTAAGTTCTGCTCGTTTGCCATAGTTTCACTTTTGTTTCACTTTTTTTTAAAGACTTATCCCTCTTTCAAATAGCATCTGCCTTAGTTGCTCTCGTGTATCTTCAAGTAAGGCATATTCTTTTTCTTCAAGTTCGCTATACTTGATTTTCTGACGTAGAAACTCATCGATTTCGCATAGCACACAAAAGTAGTCAAATCCTTTGTTTGCAAAGTTATATTGTTCCTGGTCTTCAGGTAGTTCAAATTCTATTGTTGCTTTCATTTTCTTTCGTTCATTTTAACTTGGTGTACCACTTTAAGCATTACTTTGTGTTCTTTCTTATCGCCTAATTCCATGTGACACTTTCTGCATAATGCTTGTAGGTTTTCTATTGTATCTTTTGTTTTGCTGCCGCCCATTCCTCTTGCTTCGATGTGATGAATATCATTAGCCGTTTGTCCGCACATCTCACAAGGTATCCAACTGCTTTGATCGTAACCGAAATAGTCTAAGTATATTTTAGTGTGCTTTTTCATTTAAAAAAATATCAAAGAGTAAATCTG